ACAAGGGTAAGAAGATCTCAGAGATCATATCAGATATTCTTGAGAAAGATCTCAAGGTCAGTAAAGACAAGATTAACAATATTCAACAAACTAGTGGCTCATACGATATAGTCATTCCTTGGAAAAAACCAATTGAAGCCATTCAATGGCTAACGGGTATGGCGCACAGCGATACAGATGGTGGCTGTTTTATGTTCTTTGAAAACTTCAAAGGATACACCTTCACAAGCCTGAGTTCTCTCTACAACGAAGAAGTTAAGTTCAAGTATCAATACGACATTAAACAAATAGATCCATCAATCGCAAACAACATTAGAACGCCAGACCTATACCAGATAACCAATGACTACGATTTGTTGATGAACATGGAAAATGGTGGTTATGCTTCAAAATTACTGGCGGTTGATTTGTTCTCTCAGGCGCACACCAACTATGAGTTTGACCTGGCGAAAGCAGAACAGGATCTACTAAACGACTTCAAGCCAATCGAAGATTTTCAATTAAAGACTGGCGAGAGTAGCCTCAAGGCATACAACACCAAATTTAATACATACATTCAAGTTAAGGGTAGCAGCACAGAGAAAGAGAACTACGTTGACAAGTGGTTCCAACAAAGAGCTCTTCATATAACTATGCTGCATAATAATAGAATCAGAGTGCTGGCTCCTGGTGAATTGGGTATGAATGTAGGTGACATCGTAGAGTTTAGTTTCCCAGCTGCTGGCCCAGAACAAACGACTTCTGGCTTTGACGAATACAGAACTGGTAAGTATATCGTGACTGCTATCAACCATAGATTTTTTGAAGGTAATTTTGAAACACTGTTTGAACTATCTTCAGACTCGTTGAACAGTCCACTTCCACCAGCGCAAGATCTTACTGGAGTGATCAAATAATGAGTAGTCCAGTCAAACATTTTATAGGTCGCGATGGCTTCGTCTGGTTTATTGGCGTTGTCGAAGACAGAATCGACCCAGAAAAGCTTGGGCGCGTCAAGGTGCGTTGCTTCGGATGGCACACTGATGATAAGGCGGCAATTCCAACTAAAGATCTTCCTTGGGCTTTTGTGACGCAAGCACCAAACTACCCAGCAACATATACTCCTAAAGAGGGAGATTATGTCTTTGGGTTTTTTATGGATGGCGATTATGCGCAAAACCCAGTGGTCATGGGAGTAATCCCAGGCAAGCCAGCTAAAAAACCAGATTACAACAAAGGATTCACAGATCCAAGAACTAGCTTTGGATCAACTCCTACTGACGAAGCATATCCGCTCAAGAAAAAACTAAACGAACCAACCAATAGCAGATTGGCTCGTGGTAGAATAGATGGAACTGTTATTGAGACTCGTAAGAGAAACTTGAAGAAGGCTATCAAGAATATTGGTGGCGCTACTTGGAATGAACCAGAACCATCATATGCACCAAAGTACCCATACAACGATGTTCTGGAGACAGAGTCTGGCCATGCCTTTGAATTAGATGACACCAAGGGTAAGGAAAGAATCAATCTTGCGCATAAAAATGGTTCGTTTATAGAAATGGACTATAATGGTAACAGAGTTGAGAAAGTCATGAAGGACGGCTACTCTGTTACGATGGGTAATGATTTTGTCTATGTCGAAGGCAACTGCAATGTTACTGTCGGCGGAAATTGCAATCTGAAGGTAGTTGGTAAGCTGAACGTAGAAGCTTCCGAGATCAATATGTCAGCAACTGGTGATGTCAAGATTAAGGCTGGTGGTTCTATGAAGCTAGAAGCTGGCGGTGGAATGGATATTAAGGCTGGTGGCGCTGGCAAATTTGGCTCTGGTGGAAAACTCAGCCTGAAGGGTAGCAACGCTTCGCTTCAAGGTGGTAGCGTTTCTCTGTATGGTCAGGTTAAGAACAAGGTCAAGATTCCTCCAGGAACAGACAAGCCAGGTGGCATCGGCAAAATCCTCAAGGAAAGCGCGAGCGCAGCTGATTCCCCAGCAGGCACAGGACTAGCAACTCCGAGTTAATTATGACACTATCTAAGAATAACAATATAACAGTCAGCCTAGACCCAGACTTGAAGCTGGCTCAAGATGCCATAAACAGCTATCGCGCTACCGTTACAAGTCCGCGATTGTTATATGCTGATAAGGCTGCAGCTGCTATTCAGTTTGAAGATGCAATTAATCCGTTGTATGGAATAATTCAGAACCAAACTGAAGAAGAAAGAAAAACCATAGAGTTCTATTGCCTGGAGCTAAAGCTTCTCTCGCAGGCTAATGGTATCACACTGAATCTACATGATGGTTTGTTGCCTAATGTAGCGAACACTGCACCTCAGGCAACTGTACAAATAGGAAAGAAGTTATTTCCTAGAACAGAATCAGTGGCAGTTGCTGCTGATGGCACTGTAGAACAAACATCAGGAACCGTAGCTTCTGCTCAGGCTGGAATCTCAGCCACAGGAAAGGTGTTGAATTCTGATGGAACAGTTTCTAGCTCTGGTAGTGGCGCTGGTGCCAAAGAAGACGCTGGAACTGGAACCCCAAGCTCTGGTGAAACTCGAAGTAAATCCCAGGTGGCAACTGGCGGTTCTACAGCATCAAACACAGTTACTGTTTCTGCAATCTTACAAAGAACTGTTAATTCTCCACTGTCACCTAAAGTGGCTGAAGCAGTTGCTGCCGCCGCAAATGCTGCGAAGGCTGCAGTCGCCGCAGAATTAGTTGCGCAAAATAATCCTCCTGCTGCAGAACCTCCTATTTCTGCTGCAGCAATACCAGCAATTCCTACTAATGAAGTGAGCGCCGAGGTTATAGCTGCGACAGCTGCTGCAGCAAACTCAGCAGTAGAAGCTGCGGCAAACACGGCATCAGAATCTACAGCAAACGGAACTCAACAAGTTGCTGCAACAGCGACAACTACAACTACTGCTGCAGCAGCCGCTACACCTGATCCATTGTTTGATCTAATTGATGCAGCAGCCAATTCAGCAGCGGACTTGTACAAGAACACCCCAATTTCAAATTTGAAGCAAGAAGCTGCATCATTACTACCTGCTGGGCTTTTGGCGTTGGTCAAGTCTGCTACAAGCAATTCTAGCAATACTCTGGATCAAGACCTGGCTGTTTTGTGCACAAACCCAGTCGCTGCAGTACAAAACGTCATTCAATCTCTGAGTGATTATGCGAACAATAATTTCGCGGCTCTAGACGCAGCACTACCACTCATAGCAGCAGACGTTAATCTAGCCACTCAATACGCTAATCTAAAAATCTCTCTTGCTGGATCAGATGGCCTGAGTGGAACCTTGGCTATGGCGAAAGCCTTCGAAGAGCACGCTCTGAGAATATCTGGAATACTGGTAGAGAACACCAGCCCATATGCTAGCGAAACTTGGGATTCTGGTCCACAAAACATCACATACAGCGATATCCCAACATCAGTCGCAACAGATGTTATTGTATTTGATGCTACTAGATTTAGAAGCGCCAAGTATTATATACAGGCAACCAGTGGCTCTGAGCACCAGATGACAGAGTACTCTGTGATCCACGATAACGCTATCGTATACGGTAGAGAAATAAACACAACCTATACCATAGATCCTTTCGTTTCGTTCACATCTGAGTTAAACGGTACGAATGTTTCTGTTATTGCAACATCGACGCTACCAAACACAAACCTAGTTATCTACGGCATTCGACTGAAGACAGCTAAAAGCGCCAAATCGTATCCTGATATGTCTCAGTTTAGAATACTGGAAAACCACAAGACTGTCAAATCGTACTATAATGACGACGTGGATTACGTTGCGCAGCAAACAAGTTCATTGACAGCAACATCGATATTCTCTCTAGCCAGAAGTATAGAGGATTTGATTGTCGAGTTGACTGGCCCTGGGTTTGTTTCTAGTTCGACGCTGGATAAGCAACTGAAAATTGATTCAGCTGCAAATAACATAAATACATTGGCTACAGAACTACAACAATCAATTGAAACCGATCATAATGTTTTCGTTAACCTGAGCAAGAGAATAGAAGTTCTGAAGATGGCTTCGAATTGGTCTGAACTTAATCAGGACGCTAGTGCGAAGAAATTGCTGGACATGACCTTAAATCAATCTGTTAGAGAGAACCTAGTATAATGCCATTGTCAGCTAGAAAATATGTAGATCTAGATCTGGACTTCCTGCCTCACCCTGTTACTGGCGATATTCTCAAAAAGAAAGACGCCGTTGCAGTTGTGACGTCTATAAAAAATCTACTATTGACCAGCTTCTACGAAAGGCCATTCCAACCACAAATTGGTTCCAACTTAAATAAGATGTTGTTTGAACCAATGGGCGTGAGTACATCGCACGAATTAAGAAAAGAAATTGAAAATGTTATCAGCAAATTCGAGCCAAGAGCTGACGTTAAACAGGTGATTGTTACTCCTGACGACGAAGCTCAAAGATATGATGTGACTATTGTTTTCTTTGTACTAAATGATGCAGAACCCATAACAGTTAACCTATTCCTAGAAAGAGTAAGATAATGGCGAACATAGACGCTAAACTCAGAGTCACAGAACTTGATTTTGATGAAATCAAAACGAATCTTCGAGCTTTTCTAAAAAGCCAATCTGAATTCGCAGATTACAATTTTGAAGGTTCTGGCATGTCTGTGCTGTTGGATTTGCTGGCATATAATACCCATTACATGGGATATTACCTGAACATGGTCTCTAACGAGATGTTCTTGGACTCGGCTCTGACAAGACCATCTGTTGTCTCCCACGCTAAACTCCTTGGCTATACACCACAGTCTAGAGTTGCGTCGCAGGCTCTGATCAACGTCACCTTCCAGGAAGTTACTGGTGGTTCAAATAGTTCTTTGACTATGCCGAAGTTCACGAAGTTCGTTTCTGAGCCAAAAGACGGAACCAGTTATGTGTTCCTAAATGCGGAACAAAGAATTGCCACTAAAGACGCAAACAATCAGTTTGTGTTTTCTAACGTCAAGATTAAAGAAGGCCAACCAATCGGCTTTACATTTGGCTACAGTTCACAGACAAACCCAAAGCAGATATTCGTTCTGCCAGATCAGGGTATAGACATATCCACCCTCACCGTACAAGTTCAAAAATCTGAGCAAAACTCAACCCTTGAGACATATACTCTAGCCGAAGATTCCACTGCAGTAAGCAGCGAATCTAAAGTCTATTACATAGAAGAAAACAGAAACGGAAGATACCAGATCTACTTCGGTGATGGTGTCATAGGCAAGTCGTTGGTTGATGGCAATATCGTTATTGTTTCATACATCGTAACTGGTGGCGACGCCGCAAATGGAATCAAGACGTTCAAGCTATCTGACAATATTCTGAATGCGGTAACACCTACGGTGGTGACCTCAACCGAATCTACTTCTGGTAAGCTTGAAGAGTCTATTGAGAATATCAAGTTCACGGCGCCAAAGTCCTTTATTGCGCAAAATCGTGCAGTGACCAAGAACGATTATATCGCAATGATAAACAAGAGATACCCATACTTCGATTCTGTTACCGTTTGGGGTGGTGAAGAAAATCCATCACCAATCTACGGTAAGATATTCTTCTCGGTTAAGCCAAGAGGAAACTACGAAGTCACAGAATCAGAGATTGAGTACGTTAAGAACGACGTCATCAAACCAGTGAGTGTGCTGACTGTGCTCCCAGAGTATGTTGCACCAGACTACAACTATCTGAATTATGTTGTCGATGTAATTTATGACCCAAGAAAGACTACTCTGACCGCCAATGGCATAAAGACTAAAGTTTATGATGCGATCGTGAACTTCTCAAACGCCAACCTGAACACGTTCAATAACACATTCAAGATATCAAGACTGATCCGTGCTATTGACGACGCCGACCCATCAATCGAGAATAACTCTCTGAAGGTATTGATAGAAAAGCGTTTCCGCCCTGTTCTTGGACAGGCTACCAGTTACAGAATTGAATTCTACGTTCCAATCAAGAAGGGTACTGCGCTGGATAGAATTATTGCAGAACCTTCGTTTGGTTACTATGACCAATTTGGTGTACTAAGAACTGCGTTCATTGAAGAAGTTCCTCAGTCGTTTACTGGTATTGATGAGATCGAGATTATCTCTACTGGAGACGGATATACTGATATCCCAGAGATAGTTATTGACGGAGACGGTTCGGGAGCTGTAGCTTCTGCAATTATCGTTAACGGCAAGCTGAAATCTATTGTTGTTACCAATGCAGGATCGAACTACTCAGCAGCTGCAGTTAGAGTAGTTGGTGGAGGTGGTGCAGGAGCTACCGCCAGAGCAGTGCTGCAAGGCAAGAAAGGAACTCTGCGCGTTTACTACTTCGATTCCAACAATATAAAAAGAATCATAAACAATAACGTCGGCACTATCTACTATGACGATGGTTATTTGGAACTATACGATTTTGCTCCAGCATCAATTAACGATGCATATGGAACTCTGACTTTCAAGGCAACCCCAG